GACCAACTGGCAGTAGCGACCAATGGGGTTCAGCGGCTGACGGTTGACACCGCAGCCACCACTTCAACCCTTCCCGTTCTCCACCCTCTTGGTGCTGTTGCAACACCGAGCATCACCTTTACGGGTGACCTGAATACGGGATTCTGGAGTCCAACAGCAGACACGCTTGCCATATCAACGGCAGGTGAAGAGCGCCTGCGTATCACAGCAGCAGGACGCATGGGTATTGGCGCCTCCAGCCCTGGAGACTTGCTAGAAATCAACAGCACCACTGCCGATACTGGACTCTACATCCGATCACGGGGAGCCAACAACAGGAAGGCTCACCTGTTCTTCCTGACACTAAACTCCATCGGCGGCAACACTGGTGGAACCATTTTCCACGACGGAAGCGGCCTCGCGTTCAACACTGGAACAAACACCACCGCCGAAGTCTTCCGCTTCGACGTAAGTGGCGTACGCTGCTACAACCAAGCGGCGCCTGCCACTGGCAACGCAACTGGAACGCTGACCATCGCAAACCTCCGGACTGGCATCATCACCAGCACGTCAGCAGCAGCCACCGACCTAACGTTGCCCACGGGCACTGACACCCAGGCCGGCTTCGGCACCACCTACGACAACTTCACCTTCGAGTGGAGCGTGATCAACACCGGACCGAGCCTGGTGCGCGTTCTCGATAACGGCACCAGTCATGTCGTTGTTGGCTCCCGTTCTGTGGCCACGGGCACGTCCGCTCGCTTTGCCTCACGGCGTACAGCTGCCAACACTTTCACCGCCTACCGCTTGACGTAATACACCGTATACCGTCTAAACTGCCCTCATCAATCACCGACTCATGGCCACTAAAACACCTGTCACTGTCTTCACTTGGAAAATCGCGCAACTTGAGCGCGAAACTGCTGACGGTTTTGTGTACGTCAGCCACTACACCGTGGACGCCAACGATGGCACCTATTCCGCCGGTGCCTACGGCAGTGCCGGCTTCCAGCGCCCCGAGAACCTGATCCCCTTCGCTGATCTCACCGAGGAGCTGCTGATCGCCTGGACGCAGGAAGCCATCGGAGGCGACGAAAAGGTTGCCGAGATCGAAGCCGCGCTCCAAGCTCAAATCGACGAGCAGCGGGCACCCAGCAAGGCTTCTGGGCTGCCGTGGGGAAAGTGACAGCGGGCACGGAAACCGACACCGTCCTCGTCCGTGCCCGTAACGACCAAGGTCAGTTCGTCCCCGACAACCCCATTACCCAAGACACCGACGAAGCCTGGGTAGAGGTTCCCCTCGAAACCACCTAACTCCTATGGCAGTTCGCGCTAAAGCTGGGCTCAGCGGTACTACACCTAAAGAGCCCAAGCCTAAAACCACATCAATTGGTCAAGGCAGGCACTCGCGTCCCCGTAGGCGTGGGCGCAAACGACTGGTCGGTCAAGGTCGGTAGCTACACTGCGAACGTAGCCACTGCTGCCATGATCGAAGTCATCGCCGCAGTAGCCGGCGCGTCTATCTCAGTCGCAGCCATGGCCTCCATGGGCTTCTCGCGGAAAAATGACGAGGCGAGAGATGCTGTGGTGCGTTTAACTTCGGCCGTCGAGCACATAGCCCAGCAGCTGGAGATTCTGCATGGGGACATGCGCGAAGAAAGACGGGAGACCTTCGGCCGCCTCAATGGCGTCGAACAGCGAGTCAGCAAGCTAGAAGCCAAGGACAGCTGGGCAGGTGAAGAGCGCCGCAAGCAATGAACTCCATCGTCGTTTCCACGTCCGACCTCGGTCAAGGCATCACCATAAACCAACTGGTCTCCGAGGACGGATCCATCTATTACAGGACCTGTAGGGGTGGTGTTTGCCGGTACTGCGAGGACGAATACGTCAGCCGCATGTACGCCGTGCACATGGGCTACGACCCCCTCAATACAGCCACTGAGCGTACGGCGTAGCCCCGCCTCCGGGCACAAAGCGCCCTCCAGATCTCGTATCCAGATGGACGAAACCCCGAGGACGCCCATCTCCCAAACCCCCAGTCCACCGAACTCGAATCCACTGGTAGAAGCTGTCCAGAGGCTTGTCAGATGGGTACACATCGAACGCCTCCCCACTCACGTGGCGCGAACCCCGCACACCGCCCACTTGAGCGTTGATCGGTTCTGGCCTGTAGAAGCTGGTCACACCCAGCGGGCGTCCCCAGGCATCCCGAATCTTCTGAAACTCCTGCGCAGTCTTCACAATCCGAGCCCGATCAGCTGACCCGGACGGAGGAGTCCTCCGCTTATCCCACTGCAGCACCTCACCCACCGTGAGGTTCTTTGTCACCAACGCGTTGAAATCGTTCCAATCGATCTCGGGAGCAGCTTCTGCTTTTGTGTCACCAACAACGCGCCAATGGGGTTGCCAGATGAACCACGTGCCCGCCCCGTGCGCCAATACAACCTGCGCATGCGAATCAGCCGGCACCTCCACCAGCTCAGCCACTCCGTACTTCTGACCGGCTGGCACATGCAACACGTCGTTTTCCCCGAGATCGGAAGCCTGCTCTGGCTTCTTTTTCAGGGCCGTCTCCTGCCTAGTCTCGATCTGCATAGTGGCAGGCTTGGATTCCTGTGTCTCACTGTGAGACTGCGCGTTGGTCGAAGCCTTTTCATTCATCAACTTGATCAACTTATGTGCATACTGCGGATCTGTTGCATACCCCTCTACAACAAGCAACTTAGCCGCGTCTTCCCGATTGGTCGCATGATTAACACCTTTATGCGATTTCCAATCTTTGTACCAGCGTTCAACCAGGTAATTAACGCAGTTACCTAGAGATTCAAAATCTAAAAAAGAATCCCGTACAGTAACAAACTCACCGTTCACAAACTCTTGCGTGTTCGTCGAAGTACCAGCGCCTTTCAGCCCAAAGTAATTGTGCTTACCTGAAGTCTCTTTACCCCAGCCGCTCTCGAGCGCCCACTGCGCCGCCACAAGTTCGGGATACTTTGCCCCTGCTGCTCGGGCCGCCTGTAGCACACCATCCCAAGTGTTCGCATACCCCCGAGAACGAGAAGCCATAAAACCAACCGCGAAGCGGCGACGAGTCTTGTTCAGTTTACCCAATACGGTCTCTGACGCTTTTCCAATAATTATCCTCTGCTTTTGTTTCCCAATTGCGCAGCTGCGAAATCCTAGAACTTTTGCGTGCCTGTTTTTTCTTCAAATTCCAGTCATAAAAAAATTGGGCATCCTCTACCAAGCGGTAAAGGAGCCCATTAGGTAACCGTTCTGCGAGACGCGTAAGCCGAGCCAACAACTTAGAACGCGTGTCGCAGTCTGCCATCAAGCTGCCAGAGCCTTGCTTTTGGGCTTGGTCACCTGAGCGCCTTTAGGGACAAGGCGGATCGCGTCGTCCTCGATCACGATGTCGAGCACGTCACCGGGCTCCACACCGAACTTTTCCGAGTACGTCTTACCCACCAGAATCACCCCGTTCCGGTGAACGGTTGTCGCAAACTGCGCGATTTTACCTGGGCGCTTCCCGCTCTTAATGGATACCCCCTTAGCTTCCAGCAGTGCTTCGCACATCTGTTTGGTCAGCAGCCGTTCCTTACCTCCGTCGGTAATGCGGTAGTAACCAGCAGCTTTAGCTAGCTCAGCCTGGTCCAGCTGGGAGTTCGAATCGACAAAAGAAAGCAGTTCCTGTCCTGTGAGCATCGGTAGTAAAACGGTGCTGTCATATCCTACACCACTACTTCGCGTCTGCCCATGTATCACCGGATGAAGCTTCCGCGACAATAGGCACTTGGCTACAAACTACTGCACCAGCTGCTTCCATGGCCGCTGCCAGCTTAGTTTTCCACTTATCTACAGCCGCTTCTTCCACCTCAAGCACAATCTCGTCATGCACCATGGCGATCAGTACCGCCTCTCCCTTAGTAGCTTCTTTAATATCTTTCCATACCATCGCAATAGCAATTTTAGCAATATCGCCGGCTGTTCCCTGAACTTGTGTATTGATTCTAGTAGTGTACTTATCGTTAAATCCTTTTAATAATCTTCTGCGTCCATACCTAGTAAACACACCTTCAGTACGCTTGTTACCTTCCTCTGTTTGCCACTTATACAGTTGGGGATACGCTTCTCTAAATCCTTCCACCAACTGCTGAGCATACGTTAATTCCATATCTATTCCGTACTGAGCAACAGCCTGTTTCTTCAGAGTAACAGCACCTGCCCCATACAAAAGTCCAAAATTACATAGCTTAGCCGATGTTCTCTCGCTTTTCGTAATCTCACTAGCATCCTTACCGGTAATAAGTGCGGCGGTCTCGGTGTGCAAATCGCGTCCCGCCCTATATGCAGCCAGCATGCGCTCCTCTCCGGATAACTCTGCCGCCACACGCAGCTCCACTTGACTAAAGTCCGCCACAACCAAGTTGTAACCATCCCGAGCGCGGAACAGTCTCCGAAACTCTGCTTCCCGCGGCACTTGCTGAAGATTTGGCGTTGAACAACTAAGCCTTCCTGTCTCCGTGCCCATCTGCCTGTAGTTGGCATGGATCCGCCCATCCGGTCCTACCGACTCACGCAGTTTCTCAACGTGAGATACACGAGTCGCAGCTGTCTTCCACGCCATGTACATATCCACGAGCTCGTACGTGTGTCGCAGGAACGCCAGCAAATTCTGGTCCAGGCTCGGTTCCCCCTTTTCGTCCCGGGGCAGAAGTATCCCAGCTTGCTCAAACCGCTCCGCCATCTGCTTAGGCGACCTCGGATTAAATCCCTTGCGCATCTTTGTACCCAATCTCACCGAACCTGAGTCCTTCTCCCGTGTATTGAACCCTGTACCTTCGCGCGGCAACCACACGGAGGGGTTGTTTGGATTCTCACGTTGGATTGCTGCATCTAGCGCTTCGAGAAAGCTATTCTTCAACGTCTCGACTTTATCGTTCAATGAAATTTCTAACTTCGCAGCCGCAGCATCATCAAACCCAAAGCCGTTCCATTGCATAAATGCAATAGGCCGCAGCGCTTTCATCTCCAACTCAAATACGTCCCACAACGACACCGAGGACGTAAGCGTCTGAAGTTGTAACGATTCCTTAAGTTTTGGAGCTAGCAACGGTAGGCATGCCGCATCTCGTGCTGCGTACTGGAGCATCTCTTCGCTGATCTTCCCGTCCCAATCGGCCTTCTGCAGCTCCTTGGGTAGTTCCACATTCAGTTGACGCCTGACAATGCTGCCTAGGTCGTTCTTCCCACCGCTGCCGTTGCCCACGATCTTGGCGGCCACCATGGTGTCAAAAAGCGGCCCCCCGAGCTCTATGCCCTCTCCTCGCAAGAAGTTCAAGTCAAAGGCCGCGTTCTGCAGAACCTTGAGCACAGGGCCCTGCAGCAGCGCGCGCAGCTCACGCAAGCCCGACCTCTGCCAGTCCACCTGGCGTTCTTCACCCTCACGCCACGCAGCCAGATCCACCACAAGGGCGTAGTCGCAAGACGCGACCTGAATGAGACGCACGCGATTCACGAGCGGATCAAGCCCCGTGGTCTCTGTATCCACGCCCAGAACGTTTGCGGATTCTCCGAGCTCGGTTAGGCGCCGTTGCAACAGCGTTACATGCTGCGGCCCGGCGATGAAGTCAAAGTCGACGTTTGCCAAAGCCCGCCGGTATTGCAGTGTGGCATTTGACGGCATAATTGCTTAGATGCGGTAAGTGGATGGACAAGCTCTCCCTCAGCTTTGCGCAAGAGACAGCGATAAGACAGATCGATGACTGTACAAATATAGCAGAGTTAAAAGCCCTAACAAAAAGCTTGATGAAGTCTCACTTTGAGTCTAGGGCCTTCATCGCGCAACTGCTGTTGCGTGACCTACCCAACATTAAAAACGTCGAGCTCCCCTGACCGGCTCACCAATCAGTGGGATAGGGCTCCGCCTCCCAGCAGGTCGGCCCATCCTCGGGCTCCTCGCGCGCGTGCGCGCGTGTAGTGCCTGTGGGCGTGTCTTCTGTCCGCACTGCCCCGAGATCGCTCTCGGTGACTGGATTCTTGGTGCGGACAGATTTCTGCGTGTCCGCACTGAATTCCGGTTCGACCGCCCGCGACTCCGGTAGAGGTGCGCCAGGCTCGGTGATCGCCTCTTCAGTGCGGACAAACTCTTTCATGTCCGCACCGATGTCCGCACTAGATCCCTTGCCCTGGAAGAACTCTGGGGTAGGTGCGGACAAAAGACACGAATTTAGAGACAACGCACGCGAGGTTCTGTAGATCAAGGGTGCCTGCCCTTTGTCGCTGCGGGCACTTTCCTTAGTCATCAACCCGTCCTCCACCCATCGCTCCAGCCACCTCCCTACGGTCTTCTTGGATGGCACCCGAGCACGGTCCCCACGCGCCCCCTGCACGAGCCCCAGGAGCTCCCGCCACACCTCTTCCCTCGTCAGCCCCACCCGAGCCCGCTCTGCCGCCTCCTGGTCCTTGCAGCCCCGCTTGACGATGTCGAGCACCAGGGTGAACGGATCAGCATCGCCCTGCCCCTCGTCCTCCATCCGCACCGTCGGGGTGTAGTCGTCCACCGAGTACGCAAAGTTCTCATCGCGCGTCACCTTGAGCAGATCCCCCTCCCGACCAGCCCGGCTCTTCTTGATCTGAATCATCCGCACCGAGGACGCTGTCTCTCCCCGTTCACGCAGCGCATCCCGCTCCTCGTCCTTGAGCTTCCGCAGGTGCCACTGCTCATCGACGGCATTGATCAGGTACCGGTTGCCCCGCACCTCCCCGTTGGCGTTGTCGTGGTGGATCCAGATGATCGAGCACGCCGGGAAGCCATCCTCCGCTGGGCTGCCGTTGGCCTCGTTGTACCAGTAGAGCGGTGTGGCAAAAGCCTTCTCAATCTCCGAGACCTGCATCCGGCTCGAGCACGATCCGATGGAATCCACCACGACCAGCACCGGCTTGTACTTCCGCACCCAATCCGCGAACTCCCGCATGTGGTTGATCTGGAACCCACGGATCACGCGGAAGTTGGGATCTGCCGGATCAATGTCGTTGTCCTGCAGATCCCGCTTGAGCTTCGCCAGCGTCTGGTCCGACTGAATCCACAGCACAGGACCCTGCACCACATTCACGTCGATGCCCCGCACCCGCATAGGACGCCCGCTGAGCACTGCCTTGGCTAGGCCTAGGCACGCCGAGGTCTTCCCTACCCCACCAGAGGCGTGCAGGATCACCTGGCCCGGCCTCACGAGCAGGTTCGGAATCACGTAGTTCTGGTCGTCCACCTCGTCGAACCACCGCGCCGCTGCGTTCTGGCTGTCCGCCGACTTCTTGTAGCGGTACTCCCCGAGGGCGGACTCACAGTCCTTGCCGTTCATCCGCCGGCCGGTTTCGTTCGCCAGCTGTGCCATGCGGTCCGAACGAACAGACGGATTCCGCTCGGTGTCGTAGATGCGCCCCAGCTCCTCGAAGAACTCCACCGAGGACATCCGCACCTGCGGAACCTCTTTCTGGACCTGTGCCCTCGCGTCTTCGGGGTAGTTGAAACCGAGCTTCCCGGCTATCTCCGCCACGTAGCGCTCGAGGTCTGGCCCCTGCGGACGCTCCGCATACAGATCCCCCACAGTGGTCTTGTGGATGAAATCGAGTACGTCACCACCAACTCCGCAGGCTTTGCAGTCCCAGCACCCCGATGTCATGGAGTATTGGAAGCTGGTACCGCTCTTTCCGCCGTGCCAGGGGCAGCCGCTCATGCCCTGCGGGTTGTCCCCAGCGCGCTCCTTCCATCCGTACTTGTCAAAGGTCGGGTGGTTAAACACCAAATCCGCCAACCGAGGCCGCAGCATCTTCTGCACCTCCTCTTTGAAGAACCAGCCGCGGATCTGCCGGCTAGGGATAGCCGTCTCCCCGAGCTCGGCATCAAGAGCTTTCTGGTCTGCATCGCTGAGCCACTGCACCGGCTTGCGAAAGCTGCGCAGCACATCGAGCACCCACTCAGGTACCAATTCGACTTTGCCGCCGTTGTAGTTCAGCCACCGGTAAGGCTTTTTGGTGTCTGGATGTGGACTGCCAGGCACCACGCTTTGGCACTGGTTGAAACGGAGCACGACCTCCTCGTACGGTTGCGTGTCGGAGGCCTCCCCTTGCTTGGTATGGCGCTCCACATCGCTGTGCCCCAACCGCCACACTCCGTCCTGCCGCAAAATCAGCGTCTTGACGTGCCGCAGCTCGGCAACAAGCGAGGCCGGAACCCTGTACAGCAGCTGCCGGCGTCCAGGCTTACCTGAAGTCCACGACATTGTGCGCTCTGCGCCGTAGGCGTCGTAGCCCTGCGCTGCTGCACTCGCGTAGCGCGCGTCGGCCGCGAGTCCGTCGATGTCGAGAGCGATAAGCCCCCCGCTGAACTCGCCGGTAACCACCCCGAGACCGTGGTAGCCCGAGTTCGCCTTATAGGCCCGCTCACACAGGTCCCGGCTGAGCGGTTTTGTACTCCATTCCTTGACAAAAGTCGCTTTACCGGCTACCGGAACAAATGTCCACCAATCAGGGAAGACATTATTCCGCAGCAATTCGATGGCCGGACCGTTGAGCTGGTCTAAGCCACTTGCACTTGACGTGTTTTCCATTACTATTTGGGGCAACTGAAGACCACATAGCCCTCCGCCGACTGGTGGGGGGCTTTTTATTGGCCGTGGTTCACCGTAACCGGCCCGCTAAAACCCCGCAACGTATCCGCGTAAGTCTCATAAGAATCACTGGTTATTGCGAGTTTGCTCGGATGCCTTGACAACGCGCCTACGTTCCCCCATCATTGGCATGCGAGACCGAACTCAACGCTCTGGTTTCCGGCACTACATCCACTATTCACGGGATACCGCCGTATAGCCATGCTAAAGGCCGCCTCGCTTCATTACTCCGACTTAGGACACCGTCACATGACATTTCTTTCAGCTGAATCCATCAATGAAATCGCAAAAGAGTCCACAGGCTCTGGTCGCTATCTGAATCCCTCTAAGATTGAAGGAGAAGTCCGCGTCCGCTTTTTCGGTACCGGAATCACCGGCTGGGAAGCCTGGACAACGGACAACAAGCCTGTCCGCTGGGAAAGCAAGCCCGAGAATCTTCCGGAGAACATCCGGGAACAAGCAGGGTTTCAAACTATCAAGCGTTTCATTGCAGGCGTTGTCTACGATTACAGCTCCAACGACTTCAAAGTCCTTCAGATCACACAGAAGACTTTGATGGACAGTCTGTTCACTTTCATGAAAGACGAGGAGTACGGTGATCCAACCAGTTACGACGTTAAAATTAGTAAAACTGGTGAAGGCAAAAAGACTGAGTACAGCCTGGTAGCCGCTCCACCAAAAGCAGTCAAGGCGGACATCCAAGCTCGCTACGACGAGCTCGACTGCGATGTTTCCCGCCTCTTTGATGGCGGCGATCCTTTTACCGCATCTACCAACTGACCACTAAGTTAGCGGGGGGCTTAATTGCCCCCCTTTTTTAACATACGTAATGGACACCACAAAACTGCTAGGCCGCAACATTCGCTTTCACTTGTTTCGCACACAAGCCAAGCTCAAGGACGTAGCCGAATCCGCTGGCATGTCCGCCTATTCGCTAGGGCGTTTGGCCAGTGGTAGAACCAAACTGATCGACCCCAACGTGCTCACCGATCTCATGCGCGTCTTCGGGTGTGACGCCAACGCACTGCTCCTCCCCATCGAGGGCGTTCCTTATGACAGCTGAACGCATCCAAGGGCTACCCAAGTACGAATTTCTTCGATCCCACGACAAGGACGGCAATCGTACTTACGCCACACCCATCGGACAGTGCAGCTCAGTCACCACCATCTTGTCAAACACGCGAGACAACACGCGATTACTGGAGTGGCGCGAGTCTATCGGTGAAGTCCGCGCCGATTTCATCACCTCCATGGCCAGCTTTCGAGGTACCCGCCACCACGACAACATCGAGCGCTACCTCACGGACGGCACCGAGCCTGGATTCGACTTCCTCAACACGCCCTACTGGAAAAGCAGCCGAGCCTTTTTGGATCGAATCGATAAACCGCTTGTGCTAGAAGGTGCTGTTTTTCACCCTCTTCGTTATTCCGGTGCGTTTGATTGCATCGCTTACATGGACGATGATGGTACACAGCCCACTTTGCTTGATTGGAAAACTGCAGATAGCATACGTAAACCCAACAAGATGTACGAGTACAGCTTGCAGGTAGCTGCTTACACTGCCGCTGCCAACTATGTTTACGCCAATCAAGGGCTCAACATAACTAGAGCTTTTATCGTTGTAGCTATGCCCGATCAAGCTCCGCAGATCGAAGAACTCGCACCCCGTCAGCTTCAGCAGTATATGCAGCATTTCGAGGCCAGGATCAAGTGCTTTACCCGAGCCCGCGCATGAAAAAGTCAACGTTTATGCATTCATTTGTCAGTAATGTGATCGGCGGTTCCGCGCTTACACAGAGAAGCATTGCGCTAGGTATCGATATTTTGCATATGGAGGACTCAGAGGTAGACGATATAACATCCGAAATATACGAAGAGTTAACTAAAAAGCTAGGATTAAATTTTGACCAGATTAGCTACGATACATTAGTATCCATACTTCGCTTATTAAGCGAACCTAATGTAATGGTTATCCATAAAAAGCGGCTATCCCGCATACTATGGAAAATCCTAGGAGATCCTACTAACAACGGCGATACTCCACCTCCAGTCTATGCAGTTGCCGCTAACTGTATATATAACTGGATGCTAGCTTCACTTAAACCAACTTACGACGTTCCCTAATCATGCTCATTGGTATCTATTCTCCCGTAGCTGGTTCCGGCAAATCCACAGTCGCCGACTACCTAATTACCAACCACAATTTTACTAGGCTCAGTTTTGCCGAACCCATAAAGGAAATGGTCCGCATACTCCTAGAAAACTTCGGCTATAGCCCACACAGCGCGCACCACATGCTCTACACATGTAAGCACGCCCCGATCCCCGAGATCGATTACCGCGTAGATGCTCGCCATCTACTTCGCACCCTCGGAACCGAATGGGGCCGGCAGTGCGTGCACCCCGAGATCTGGCTCCGCTGCTGGACTGCCCGTTACAGGCGCCTCATTGCTGATGGCTATGAGAACATTGTTGTTGACGACATGCGCTTCCTCAACGAAGCTGCTCTGCTATATGGTTCTAGCGCCGAACTATGGGCAATCACGCGCCCCGGCGTCGAAGGCTCGACAGAACACGCCTCCGAGGGCGGGCTCGATTTTATGCTCCCACCTAATGACAGCACTAACGATTCCTCAATGAGTTTCACCCAAATCCTCGACAACTCTGGAACTTTAGACGAGCTCTACTCTCAAATCGACAATTTACTCACTCTTTAACCATCCAGTGGACCAACACCTAGCTGACATAATCCCTAAATACATGCGCCTGACCTCAAGTGCATCCGCCGAAACCATCCGACGCAACCCAGTCACCGCCGACTACAGCGACACCTACTTCAAACTCGCCCGTATGCACGGAACCGCCCACGCCAGGGCCTGGCTCCTCGGCTCCCTCGTTCGCGACAGCTCAGGCATTACTACCACCTGAAGAGCTCGGTCCTCTGATCAACCAAACCTGGAACGGCGACCTGACGCTCAGCCTTAATCTACGCACTGTGGTGTACACAGCTCTTGAGCTTGCCCTTGCTCGGCACGTCGCACAACACCAATAAGCAATGTCGGACTCCATCACTCAGTACCTAAACGACATTGCGAGACACCCAATCCTGTCCCGCGAAGCACAGCTACGCCACGCTTACCGCGTGCAGGCATGGGTCAACTACACACCACCAGGCGCCACCGAGCCCGACCGCACCGCCGCACCCCGCCACATCGTCCGAGCTGGCAGCCGCTCCCTTGATGTCATGGTGCGCACCAACCTGCGCCTCGTTGTCCATCTTGCCAAGCGCTACCAGAACCGAGGCCTCGACCTTTCCGATCTCATCCAGGAAGGCAGCTTCGGTCTCATCCGCGGCATCGAGCTGTTTGACCCAACCCGCGGCTACGCCTTCAGCACCTACAGCTACTGGTGGATCCGCCAGTCCATCACCCGCGCCATCTACAACAGCTCCCGCACCATCCGCCTACCGATCAACGTTCAAGACCTGGTTGTCAAAATACGCCGCTTCATCAACGAATACACCGCAGTCCACGGCACGGCTCCCTCTATCACACTCATCGCAACCCACACCGACCTACCCCCCGAACGCATCACCGACGTTCTCCTTGCCACCTCCGTTACCGACTGCGTCTCCATAGACGCGTTATGCATGCGCAACGAAGCCCCAATCTTGGAGGTCCTATCCGCCGCATCCCCAACAACGGCTGAATCCCCCGAACTTGACCTTTTCACCACCGAGCGCGACATCCTCCTGGAAAGGGCCCTGGTAAAGCTCCCCGAAACAGAGCGGCGTATCGTGCAGGTACTCCACTTCGAAAGCGGCACTCTCCAGCAGCTATCCACCGAGCTCGGCATTAGCCGCCACCGCGTATCCACCATGTACAAGCACGCTCTCCAACGCCTCCGTTCGGAGCTCGTCTTTAACTGGGACGTGTTTACTGAATAAAGACATGAGTAAACATCCCATACGCCCCCTACGTTTTTATGAGATGTGGATGCTTCGCCTATTAGCGAGCAGTCCTCGTATTGACAAAATTGTAGTTATACAGCACAACCCCAACGAAGAACTGCCCCCTATTAACACTAAAGAATACGTGATTCAAAGGTTAGAGCGCTTATATCACTCTGATTTCACAGACAGATAACGCGTACATATATATACATTTTTTCTCTACCAGGCCCCCGACATGTAGTACTAAGCCCAGTCTCACCTGAGACACAGGGCTGGACTCACGCGAGACTCAGTGAGACGCAAGTCACTCACATGAGACACATGAGACTCATCTGAGACACTTGACCCCTCGCCCCGGCCGTGCCATACTGGGCTCACGCGCGCATGATGCGCGTTTCCTTCCCTCGTCTCACAGCCTCTCCGGCGGATTGCTTGACACATCGCCCGTTCTGTGCTCTACAATGGGGGGACCAACCGGACCGGCGGCAGCCGCTCAACCGGACCGGTTGGTTGACAGGTCACCCGATCTGTGCATACAATGGGGGGACCCATCCAACCGGCCTGTAGAGCCTAGACCCCTGGTCAGCTCTCCCCGGGACGGGTGTGGCAACCCATCCCCCCTCCGGAGGGGTTGACAGGTCACCCGATCTGTGCAAACCTAAATCACGTCAAACGACCTGAGCCTATGCGTTAAGTGCCTCTGATTGAGACGCGGCGGGATGCCGCGCAAACCTACTGATACAGGTGACGTGTGTCCCCTGGTCTCATCGCGAATCCCTCCGCCTCAGGGCGCTTGGCGGCTAGCGAGCACAGAGACTGGATCGCACTGATCTGAATCGACCGATCCCCCCAGGGAAGGTAGCCAGAGTGTGGAGGGAGCTGCAATGCTCCTCCGTCAAAGGACGCGACGACGCCCTCGCAGGGAAAAAGCGCCCACACCAGCAGCCTCAGCCGTCAAAGCCAGTCACCCGTGAGGTGACCAAGGTGGACCCGCTGTGCTTGCTCCTATTCCGTAAGGCCCTCGGCGATGCGTATCTTCATCCTCTCCCCCCATCTCCGGGTAGAGCGTGAGAACTTGAGAATCCCATACGTCAATGCGTGATAGCTGTGTCTCACAGCCGGTAACGCAGCACCTCTATGGGCCAGGTTCAGAGCGTCTTAGGTGGTACGGGTTAGGACAATACTGGGAAACATACTCCCGGCTAGGTGATACCTAGCAGCGGTCGCCGTGTGTCGACCGTGGCAATGGGCATAAGGCTCTGCCCAACACACCCAAACCATCTCTCCCAGAAGTTCCCCCTGGCGCACTGCGTCCGGGGGTCTTTTGGCTGAGGTGCTTTCACCTCTCCACCCTCAAGCTGTGCTCAGCATCCGACCTATGTACCGCAACGCCTGGTTTCAAGGCCGCAACTCCCGCCGCCAACTCCCACCCGAGTGCGTCGCCGACTGCTCCGGCTCCGGTGACCGCACCGCCGATGTCGCCGCTTGGGTCCGCCGTCTCGACTTCGACGGCCCCGCCTGGCTTTTCCGCGAATACCTCCGCGAGTTCGGCGCATGGGACCGCTCTGACCTCTGCGACCACAACGCCAACCGCGAACGCGTCCTCTGGACGTGGGCCTGCAACTGCGCCGAAGAACCCGGCGCCTACGACTACCTCTATCTCGGAATCTGACCATGCGCCCCGACTACGCCACCCCCGAGGACTTCGCCAAGTGGCGCGCCCACGCCGAAACCCTCGACACCCACGCCCTCAAATGGTCCATCGCTGACTGCCGCCAAGCAGCCCGCAACCTCCGCGACTTCAACCCAGTCCGCGAGGGCTACTACGAGGACCAAGCCTTCACCTACGCCGACGAACTCGCCCGCCGCTCCCGCTAACCATGCTGACCTTCACCATCTCCTGGTCCAATCCCTCCGGCAAGTTCGGCTGGACCGACATCACCGAATGCGTCGACATGGAAGACGCCATAGAGCACTTCAACACCCACGTCCTAGGTGTGGAAACACCTGCCGACATCACCATCGACCGCATCCGCCGCCACTGACATGACGCTAATCATCGACATCTGTTCCGGCACTGTGCTCGCCGCCGAGCACTGCGTTCTGGTCCCTGACGAGGCCCTAACCGAGGCCGAATGGGAGGAGCTCGACACCATGTCCGACAGCGAGGTGAGCGACCTCGCCCGAGAGCGTGGCCGCCCCGTCCTGCCCGAGACACAAGCCCTCGACGCCGTGGCGGAGTTGCTCTCCGCCGCGGACTGGTCATCCGACCACATCGAAGCCGTGGCCGAAATGGTCCGGGCCACCGGCCGCACCATCGCCGACGTTTGACCCACCATGCAGTACAACCCCAACGGCTACATCCTCTACGAGGGCCCCTCACCCATCGACGGCGCCCCGATCGTCTGCATCGTCACCGGTATCACCGACACCACCGACAACGGCAAGACCGGCGCGATGCTCCAAACCTGGATCCTCCGCCAAGACATCGCCCCCAACGTCGGCTACCGCGACGGCTCCAACATCTCCGTCTGCGGCGGCTGCACCCACTTCGTCCAGAAAACCTGCTACGTCCTCTGGTACCAGGCGCCCCTCAGCGTCTGGAAGTGCTACAAGCGCGGCGGCTACGCCCCCCTCCCCAGCTACTCCGTCTTCACCGACCGCATCCTCCGCATCGGCTCCGCCGGTGACCCCTTCTGCGTCCCCGAGCACGTCTGGCGCTCCGCCCTCCACGAGGTCGCCGGTCACACGGGCTACACCGCCCAATGGCGCCGCCCCGCCGCCCAGGGCTACCGCGAGTTCCTCCAAGCCTCGTGCCACGGAATGCGCGACTACCTCGACGCCACCGCCCACGGCTGGCAGCCCTACCTCGTAGTCCCCAAAGGTGAGCCCCTCCCCGCTGGTGTAACCCTTTGCCCCGCCTCCGAGGAAGCCGGTCACGCCACAACGTGCTCCGCCTGCCTCGCTTGCGACGGCACCACCGGCGCTTACGGCATCCCCGCTCACGGCACCCGTGCCGCCTCCTTCACCTCTAAGTGACATGACTCCCCCACGTCCCTGCCACACCCGCACCCGTGCCACCCGCCGCCAGCGGTGGACCCAGCTCACCATCGAGCACGGCATCGGCTTCCTCTGCGGCCTGGCTCTAGCCGCCATGGCAATCGACTACGGCCGCCGCGAAGCTTCACCCACCCCGAAGTCCATCCCCTCTCACGCCGCCCGCACCCTCACCACCTACCCCGGCCCATGAGCTACCGCATCACCATCGACTTTGTCGATCCCGCCCCCGAGGTCGCCGCCCACCTCGTCCAGTTCGCCTACAGCGAAGACCTCCGCGTAGCCGTAATCCAAGCCGACGGTGCGGGCTACCGCGTCGTCTGGGACGCCCACGGCGACTTCGCCCCCCTATCCGACTACATCTCCCACTGCCTAGACGAGTGCCATGCACACATACAGGCCCACGCACCTGCATGGGCCGAAGCACACGCGCAGTATTTAGAGCTAGACGACTAGATTCCTTGCGCTCTTCACGCAAACGTGCCAAACTCCACCTGTTCCCTCACCCCTATGCAAGTCCGCAACACCCGCACCTACAGCCCCACCGGCACCGTCGGCCGCCGCCTCTCCAAGGCCTACGCCGTCCAGCTCGAATCACAGCGCCTAACCGCCGAGCTCACCGCTCACCGCCAATGGCTCTGCACCCGCATGGTGCAGCTCAACATCGACCGCATCGAGCACGGCGACCTAGTCGTCACCCGCAAAGTCCGCCACAACTGGACCTACACCCCCGAAACCGAGGCCGCCATGCTCGCCCTCCGCAAGATCCAAGACCGTGAGCAGGCCGAAGGCCTCGCCACCGACACCCCCACCACCTACGTCTCCCTCTCTTCTCGCTACCAGCCATGACCGACCTCACCCCCACAGAGCTCCACTACACCTGGGTTTCCATCGAGCGCTTCGGTGGCGGCTTCTGCGAACGCCTTGCCCGCGCCTGGTTCCACGGTGACGACCGCAACAAGGCGCGCCTGAATCAAGCCTTCGAGCACCTCATCACCGAGTTCGGGCCCGGATCGCGCTTCTACAGCATCGAGTCCTAGCCCATGTACCAATTCACCTTTGCCCGCCTCACCACAACCTTTTACGCCGCCCTCATCCAGCGAGTCACAGTTACCGCCCCCAACAGCGTCGCCGCCTGGTCCATTTTCGAAGCCCTCTACCCCCCAAAACGCTTTGTCGCCTTCACCTGTTTCTATGGCTGACTTCCCCCTGCCCACCGTGCACCTGAACGGCACCGGCCGCAAGATGCTCAACGACGACTACACAGCCGCCTACTGCGCCCTGCAAACCGCAATCCGCGCCTTCCAAAGCATCGAGTTCCATGCCCGCGACTATTACACCCAAGGAGTGGACGCCTTCACCCGAGCCCGGCACCACCGCGACACCCAGCTGCAACACCTAGCTGGAGTGCAGCACTACCTCGAAACCCACCTGGTGCACCTAGGCGAATGAACGACCTCCACCGTCAGTCCTCTGTTCCCGACTACCCAACCCACGCCCACCAATTCGTAGTGGTCTTCTACGAAGACGGCCGCATCGACTACATGTTTGGCCCCTTTCCAACGAAAGCCGAGGCCGATACCTGGGCCCGCGCGTTCAACAAACGCTATGCCCGCGACGGCGAGCGTTGCCGCTACAGCCGCCGCACCATCTGCCCCGTCTGCGAAGCCCTCCCGCTCACGCCTCTATGACTGACTACCGCAGGGGCAGCCATGACTGACCCCGCCTTCAACCTGGCCATGGTCCAGATCCACCCCAACTGGTACGACCTCCTCCCCCAAGTAGAGGCCGCCATGGCCGAGGACGCCCGCGTCGAAGCCCTCCGCTATGCCGCCGGCTGGGAAGCCGACGAAGGCGGCTGGTATTCCCACGACGGCACCCCCGAATCCGACTGGGCCGACGAGGGCCTCCCCTTCCCCGAGGACGTCGACACCTACACCGCCTGGCACAGCGCCTACTACCACTACGAGGCCCTAGACGTGGGCATCCCACAGCTAGACCCCTACCCCAACGCCCCGGCCACCGCCTAATCCCCCGGAGGGCTGCGCCTCCGTCATCAACGCAACCCAAACCCAACCGCACTTCACCTCTATGCAGGCCTCACCCAACGCAGTCTCCACCGCCTACGCCTCCAACGGCACCGGCCCCATGGTCTACGGCCGCTACCGCGACCGCGGCTACGCCGTCAACCCTCTCACCGCCCAACTCGGCACCATCGTCCCCGAGAACGCCTCCGCATCCGAAGCCTTCGCCATCGCCGGCCTCGACTGGACCGCAGACCAACGCCCCATCAGCTACATGGGCGCCGATGGCCCCGTCCAGTCCCCCGACCACTGCGCCATCGTCCGCAGTGACAACGACACCTGCCTAGGCATCCACGGCTCCGGCTACACCCCCGTCCAGAACAGCGCCCTGGTCAACCTGCTGGACTACCTCCGCGAAGACCTCAAGATCGAAACGGTCCTCTCAATCCGCGAAGGCCGCCGCGTCTTCGCCAGCGCCACCATCAACACCGAGGCCGAAGTCCTCCCCGGCGACAAAGTCCGCCGCTACCTCCACCTCTTCAACAGCCACGACGGCAGCTCCGGCTTCGGCGTCTTCTTCTCCGACGTCCGCCTGGCCTGCGCCAACCAGCTCAACTACCTCACCGGCCGCGCCGTCAACCAGGCCACCCTCGAAGGCCACGGACTGCGCCGCAAGCACACCAGTTCCGTCACCGCCTTCGCCGAATCCCTCCCGAGCCTGATCGACCTCGAGCGCCGCAGCTTCTCCCAGTCCATGACCGAACTCCGCGCCCTCACCACACTCAAACTCACCCCCGAGATCGCCCGCCGCATCCTCGAATCCACCTACTCCGACAAGCTGGACACCCCCATCCGCGACAAAACCACCAAGGACAAGCGCCCCCGCGAACTCAACGACCTCCCCGAGATCGGCACCATCCGCAGCCACTACTCCGGCACCACCGGCCTGGGCCTCGACATCCCAGGTATCCGCGGCACCGCCTACGCCCTCTACAACGCCATCACCCAGTACGAAACCCACGACGCCGGCCGCAATAAGGACTCCACCGAGCGCGCCCGCGCCCGCCTCGAATCCCTCTGGGGCGGCACCAGCGCCAAGCGCATCGACCGCGCCCGCTCCGCCTGCCTTGCTCTGATCTGATGTCCTCTACTCTTTTACCAGGTGCTCGCGCCCCATGCCCATCCCTGACACCCCTGAGGCGCTCTTCGAGCACTTGAGCAACAGCTCAGTGCGCGACATGTTCGCGAACTACGACCAGCTCAAACCGCGACACCGCAAGCTGATCGACGTGCTGCACACCGAGCTAACCAAAGGCGAGCTCAGCGATGCGGCCTTCATGGACTGCATCTGCTTCATCACCGTCCTCTGGCGCTGCTTCAACAACACCGCCTGCGTCCAGATCGACCGCCTCATCGAGGACAACAACGAGATCGACCCCGCCTGGATCCACCAGGCCCTCGAGATCGCCAAGGTCGCCCAGTTCGTGCACACGCTGCTCAACGCCTATGACGCCGCCCCAGACCTCACAGAGCTGGCAGATGAAAGCACGTATCACCTGGACACCGACGCCTAGCCAGCCTGTCAGACTGGTTTAGCCGGTTGTTCCTGGGCGCCTGACGCCAGCCGGTCACTTCTGTTTTTCCTTCACGGTCCCGCCGCATCTTTGGCATGGCTTCCCCTGCGTTCGCCTTGTACGACCTGTACAACACAGTGACTGGCGTCCCCCTGTACAGCACCTACGCCACCCCATCCGAGATCCTGGATGCAAACGCAAATCTCCGCTCCCGCGGGCTCATCAGCCGGTACTACCCCGCCGGCACCTTCCAAGCGCCTTCGCTACACACTCCTGTGTGACGACGGCTATCTGCTGGCCTGCCACGGCCTCTGTGACCACCCGATCACAGTGGTCCCCCGCCCCGAACTTGCTACAAGCTTCGTCCTCTGGACAACAGCTACCCAGCGTGCCATAGCCCTGCAAAAGCTCGGCTGGCAGCTAAAAGTCGTCCAGTTTTACCTTCCTACTCCTTAATGGCTCGCGTTAACACCGACATCTACATCGACCTGATAGAACGCTGTGAGCGTCACTACGCCGCTCAAGGCTTCGTCAAATGGACGGACATAGCCACCGAGCTCGGCGTCTCCCGTCAACTAATCCTCAACAGAGTCCAGCGTGCTGTCTGCCACGGCCTGCTCACCTCTGCAGACCTAGACCGCTACCGCTCCGCGTCCAGTCGCCTGGCCGCCTCCCGCGCAAGCAAAGACATGCGCCGCGACAACCGCGCGTTGACCATCACCGTCACCCTTACCCCCGACAACAAGGCCTGGTTAACGGAGGCCATTACAGCCCGCCCAGGCTCAACCCCATCGGACTTCATCAACACATCCCTAACCCAACTCCGAACCCATGCGTAACAGCACCTTTTGGACCGCCTGCGCCCGCTATTGTTCCGAGCTCGCTCCTGTAGTAGGCCCCCTACTTTCCGCTTCCGCGGACTTAGCGACCGCCATCGACCGCGCCGCCCTTACATCAGCTACAGACACTCCAGCACTACCTAAATCCAAGTCCAATCTCGACTGACGCGCTTGTCCACCACCCCTCACATCGATCCCCTCTCCTTATCTGATGACGCATTCCTCGAGCGCGCCAGCGCCATGTGTGCAACCAAGATTCCTCACCTCAACCGCCAGGCCGCGGCCGCCCACCTTCGCCGCGGCCATTATCCAGGCTCCCCCTACCACTGCCCTCTCTGCGGTGACTGGCACACCACCACCTATGACCGCGCTCAATCCAAGCGCTTCTCCCGCCGTCTATCTCGCCTTCTTCGCGCCCTAAACAGGGCTGAACAATGATTCACATCACATGCGACCACGGCTACATCGGCCCGTTCTGGTGGGTCAACAGCCAACCATCCGAGCGGCAATGGCTAGCCGACCGCTACTGGCAACTCTGGGGCACCTTCGGCATCGGCCGCGAAACCTTTCGCGTAGCTCTGGAGCCCCTCGATGACTAACCCCATCACCCCACCGCCGGAGCTGGTGCAGCAGTGGCGAGGAAAAGCAGTAAGCAACCCCAAAGATACATTTTCACAGTCTCTTGCCACCCGCGCCGCCCAATGGGGGTCGGATCAAGAGCTGGAGGCGTGCTGTGAACTACTGGTAAAACAAGGGTTTGACTTTGTTGACGCCCTCCGCGCCGCCAGACGCCCCAAGCCGCCGAGTTTGAAGGAGCAGGCATTGGAGGCCATGCACCGCAATTGGAATCCACACAACAATGACGATTTCGCCACCATCGCACGCGCCCTGGAGGCCCTCGATGACTGACTACCGCGCACTGTGCGCCCGCATGGCTGACGAGCTGGATCATTACCGACAGCTCTTGATGGATGATCGCCGCGAAACTCATGCGTTGGCGACTGAAGCCCGCGCCGCCCTGGAGGCCCAGCCCGAGCCGGTGGCGCCGACGGACGAGGAGATTGAACAATGGGCGGACGCTGCTAAGGAGGTGCCCTTAGAAGAAATGGACCCCGAGGTTCATGGCTGGCGGAGATGCTTTACGGCCAAAGAGTTCAGCGAAACAATCCGTGCAGCCCTTGCCCGCTGGGGCACACCCACCAACAACATTAGTGAGGAGAACTAATNACNATGAAAAGCCTTGACGACTACACAGCACTTGGCGCCATTGTCCTAGTGCTTTTACTGATGGTTGCAACAGCCTGGTGGTGGTTCCCCCAAAAGTGGCAGGCGTGTGAACGGCTTTATGACAATAAACCAGCGCAGATTTTCTGCCTGCTGGCATCTAAATGACTGACCATTTTGGGGAGTCGCACAAAATGGTCTCTGCCGACTTCGATGCCTTACTGCAGCGGCTGTCTCGACCGGGCCGCTACTGCCCACGGGTGGCCAAAGTGCTGTCTACGCCCGCGCCTTGGGACGCCAAGTGCGACGAAACCTGTACCACTAAAAACCAATGACTGACTTTCGAGCACTGTGCGCCGAGCTGTTTGAAAACCTAGAGCGCTATCAGTGCTGGTACATCGAGGACAATGGCTATGGCATTGACGACCTTGAGGCACTGCTGGATCGCGCTGATGCCGCCCTAGCCCAGCCGGATCCGCAGGGGCCGACGGATGAGGAGCTGGTTGAACTCTTCAATGAGAACGACTGGAACCACATCAGCCCAGAAACTTTTCTTGACATTGCTCGTTCTGTACTGGAGTTGCGATGACCAAAAAGAAAGACCTGACTGGCTTGCGCTTCGGCAAAGTGCAAGTAATCATGGTTTCTACCTTGCGGATCAAAACGTCCCGCTGCACCTTTGGACCAATGACTAACGATTCAATGTCCCCCGCCGCTCAGGCGGTGCTGGATGCCTTTGAAAACGCCAGTGATGGTGAGTATGTAGAAGGCGTGTGGGTCGTCAACGAGCGCACCATGCTTGCTGCCGCCCTGCGAGCTGCTGTTGATCAGTTGGCCTACGGCCACGGTAGCTGGGCAGGAACAAGCGCAATCATCGACGAAGACAAACTCCTCGCCATCGCCGACGAGCTAGAGTCGCAGTAATACCAGCCAGGCCTCTCCGTGATGCCCAAACAGGCTGGTCACTATTTGTAGATCTAGCCAGCCAGTAAATCCTTAACGACTTGCTGGTACTTGCTTGGCAAGTCCTTCAGGTCTTTTTTGTGTATTGCTGTATGGCCGCGACGCAATAGCTCGGCATGGTACATGAACTGTCCGTATGCAGGGCTGCGCTCTGAAATGTTTGCGCGGGCATAGCGCTCAAGTTTGCCGGCCTTGCTGGTGAGAGTCATAGATGGCAGTCTGCTAGTGGGATGCTAGTCCACCGCTTCCAGGTCGAGCGGGCTACTTATCAAACGCCATCTGCGATTAAGCACTTTTTGTCTGCCATATAAAAAACCACAAAAAGTTGAAAAGGGAATGCCCTTAGACTTGGCCCATTCCCTTCTTTTGCTGATGGGAATTTTAATTCTGTACTTTGTTTGGTCGCACATTATTCTCCAGCCAGGTTCGTCTTCTGGTTTTGGCGCATCTACGGCATGACGCTTGACCCACCATATCCACGTACCGCTTTTATTGGAGATGCTGTAATAGCGAATCAATCCACGCTTTTCTAAGTGCGATAGGCTGCGACTCAGGGTTGCTCGATCTGTGCCTATCTGCAATGCAAGGTCTGAAATAGTTTCCCACCAGCCAGGAATAAGCTGTTCAATCTGAACCATGGTCAGGACCATTTCCGCCCTGTGGTGATGGCGCAGATGAGAGAGAAATTCAGGTTCGATCACTATTTGCTGGGCGAATTTAGAAAAATACGGTTAAGAGATTTGGAAATAATTTCCTGTCTACCTTTGTCTGTGTAATATAATGCAATTATTCGCGCAAGCTCTTCTCGAAGCTCCTCAACAGCGGCGATTGCTGTAAAGCCTTCCAGGCAACCGCCAAGTATATTTGGCGGAATCAGCTTGTAGCGATACTGATCAATTGCGTCCCACTGGTCGATGCCGTCGATTTCCTTCATCTCTCCGCCACTAATGACACCCAGGCCAGCAAGCCGCTGCATAACACCAACAAGCCAGATCATGATTATCATGGCTTGTGTTTGGTTGTCTCTTGAGTAGCCGAAGCGTTTCTTTAGGTTTTTGGACAATTCCTCCGGCGTCTTGTCTGTCATGGTTTTTCTTGATCATAGAGGAACTCAACGCGAGCCTTGACGCGGCCAAAGCCTGCGAATTTTTCAATCTCTCCACCAAGCGCCTCGAATTGCTCTTCGGTCGGATAAATTAAAGCTTGCACGCTAACCGTTTCACCCGCGTCGATGCTCAGCTCAAGCGACTTAACATGAAATTCGCCAAAGCCAAGTGCATCTGCGATTCGCTTGGCAATTTCCGATTGACCTGTGACCAGCATTCGATTAGACATGATCTGCGACCTCTTGGGGCGGCTCCAGAATACCAGTTTCTGTTTCAAATTGCAAGATAATTGAGCAAGCCAGGTCGTAGTTGGTCGATGCGTAAATAGCCCAGCGCTTGGAGTAGATTCGCTGCTTGGCCGCTACTGGTGAAAATAGCTCATTATCAGCGAGTTGGCCTGCAAGCTCCAGCAGCAAGAAGCGCTCAAGTTCTGAGTGCTTATAGTTGATGGTTGATGACTTGGGAACAGGTGTCGATCGTTTAGTTGCTGGCTCAAACGGCAATCCGTTGTAGTAATACTCAATTCGTTGAATTGCTTCCCTGAAAGTCCAGCCGCGCAGGCGCATCAGGAGATCAATACCGCTGCCGCCTCCGCCTTGCTGGTTTTTACCTCCGCAATGAGTGCAGATCCAGCCGCCCGGACCCTCGTCGTTCATCCAGCGATAGCGATCAGTTCCGCCGCAGCAGGGGCAGGGCTGGTGCGTGCCGCTTAGCTGATGGTCCTGGAGTCCGCCAATGGAAACAAGTAGATGGGGCCAGCGACCAGACGCTTTGGCGAGAATATCCCAAGAAGGCTTTCGGGAAAATGCTTTGTCAAAGTTCACGGACGGCTAAGTTGATTGTCGTGCCAATGAATAAAGCTGGTCTTTACCGCTTGCTCAATGCACAGGCTGAGGTGGCGCCTTAGGTCAGGGTCAATCCTCTTGTTGCAATGGCCAACAGCTTGATCGAGTATTGCAGTCATGGTTTGATTTTTCCCCCTTTGCAGGCGAACCCCAAACATGTATTCCACCCTTTCCCGCTTAAGGCAGAAAATCGCGTATTGTTTTTTTTGAATTTCCTCATGATAGTAGAACGCACAATTGTGCATAATCTGAGCGTAGGTCTGAAGTTCGTCGGTTCCGGTTGGATAGCAGATTTCGTATTCGCCAGCCCAGAAGTTTTCTTTTAGTATCCTGCAGAACTCCATTGATGGATGATCTTTTTTGAATTCGTAGTGCTCGAATTTTTTAATATTTTTGCTATTTCTCGGCCTGAGGGCTGCCAGGGCGTCGTGCAGATCAACAATGCTTCTGTACTTAATCCTGGTGATGTCAAAGCCTTCGTCAGCATTTAACTGGCTGATCATTCTGAAGGTGTCATTTATATTTCTCTTACAGTTGGCCCCAAAAATTGCATCAACAGCAGCTTTGGCATCTAGTGGGTCAAACACTTTCATTTGCTTCGCGCTAAGTCCCCTTACCTCGTAGTCGTAGTATTCGGAGTCGCTAATAAACCCTGCATTAGTGCCTGGCTCAGCGTTTACATAAACGACTTTTTCTAAAAATTCCTGGGCTTCATCCAGAGAGCGATTGATGCGAAAATATCGCGCCATCTTCAATATCGTTTGCGCCCCCGCTGGATGCTTTTTAATTGCCGAATAAACTAAGCGACGGCTTTTTTTGCCCTTTGTTCGCAAAACAAACTTTAATGGATCTTCGAGAACAAATTCTCCGGTTGAGATTTTTTGCAGCGTGTTCTCTTCAAAACTGCGCGTCCCTGGATAGCATAATTGCACCATCAGCGAAAAGGGATCATCGCTGAGGCCACGGAAGGAGATCCCTCGACGCCGAAGGAACGCCCTTAGAAAGGCCAGCAACCGCTTCTCTTGAGCCTTGTAAAGGCCTCGGGGGAACTCTTCGGTCCGAGGCTTCTTGCGGGCGCGTTCCTGGGCATTACAAAGCGATTGCAACTTGGAGCGCATGTGATTGGGCGAAGCAGTCCTCACCCCTGCCTGGCGGTTGGATAAATTGTAAAAAATAAATCTCTGTTCTCCTGATTTAATCGTCCTGAGCTGCAGCTTGTACTTGAATTGATCGGAGAACCCTTCATTTCCTGACCAGTCCATTCCTCTGTAGCGGCATGAAAAGGTAATTCCGTTTTCGTGCTCAAAAGCATGGAAGCTAGATCCAGCCGAAGATCGCCTGCCACCGCTTTCAGTTACTTTGAGTCCCTTGCGAAATGAGGCAATCTTTTTGTAATTAAGATAATTTTTCTTTTTTTGTGCCGGGAGTTTGTCGAACATAGTAGCTGTAAAATACTTTTTTAGCGAAAGGGAAAGCTGTCTTGCTCGGACCAATGAATCAGCGCCGTGATAGCAAGTGAAATCCCAAATACCATGGCGGCTAGCGCCTGGATGAGGCCAAGGTACGCATATGCAAATAAGCCTGTAAGCAGAATCAGCAGCAGAGCCAAGACATAGATCGTTGTCATTGCCAGCGTGGCGCCAAATAGACGAAGGAAGGGTTTCATTTTGTTGTAATTAAGCTGATCAGGAACCCAGTAGATTCGTCGATCCACTGCTCTTTGGGTTTCCAGCGATCATCAAGAATATGGAATTTTACGCCATTTGACAACAGCACATAGCTGCCAATGCGTGACTGCACGGATACAATGAATTCCTCGCCCTCAAACTTAACTTTTACGAAATCTCCGACCTGCAGCATTGGCCGGTCTTTGCTTGGCTGCATAGCGACTGATTGATAGCTCGGTTATCTTAGGACATGGGTCGGCCTGCCGTCAAGCGGTTTTATGATGCCCGTATCGCGGAGTCGGTCCATGGCTGTTAAAGCAAGCATCCTGAAAAGACTTGTAACACAGCTTGAGCGGAAGGGGATGTCACCTGCGATGGCGAACGCAGTGGCACGCAAACGGCTTCAAGATGCCGGAATCCTTAAGAAAGGTTCGGATGAATTGACAACGCTTGGCAAGAAGCGACAGGCGATGGGTGCAGCGGGCAGGGCCAAGAGTCGTGCAGCAAAAGAGTCGGGAAAGCCAGCAAGTAGCTACAGCTACAACCCCAGAACCAACCGCACAAGGCTTAAGCGTAAGAAATAGCAGCGGCTAGACTTGACAGATCCGCGCCCTGCTGGCAAGATATGCAAGAACGCTTTACTTGCTAGCAACATGCCGCTTTGGATCAGCAATCGCCTGCCAGCCCAGCAGGACGGGGATTTGCATGGAATGGTGCTCTGGGGCAAGCAGTCGGGGCTCCTGATTGAGTGGCATGGGGTCAGGCCTGGTGAGCACTGGGCGCACTCCGCTGCCTGGATGGCCTCTGCTGGTGCTGACGATTGCCAGGAGAAGCTGCCATGAGCAGGGAAGCTGCAATGTCGGCCTTTGCGACGATTCAAAAAATGTCTCATTCAAAGCTCAAGGATCAAGCTGATGAAGACGAAAGCGGCAAAAACTTTTTGCTGAAATATGACGCAATGCTAGACGCCTACGCATCTCCAAAAGGATATATGGAGTGGAATGATTACGCCAAGCTTTGCCTTGCATCTGGTTCTACAAGAGGCATCATGGCTAGNTTTAAGGAGGGCGATGTTTATGGGGCAATTGCTGGAACATCTTACAGGTCAGCAATTGTACAGAATGCTTGCGCCAGGTACATAAGCAAAGAAATTGTTGAGTCTTTTGCTCAGACTGCTCTCCCAGAGTTGCCGCTGGAGATAACGAGCATTTTGCCATGTGTTCATCTTATGCTGCCTCGCAATATGGTTTTTGACGCCGAGGGTGATGAGGTGATTGCGTTGCTGGTGCAGTCCGGCCAGCTTTACGCAAAAGAAATGGCGAAAGACAAAGAGGAGATAGCTAAAACTTTTTTCCCCAAAGAAAAGCTCGCACCTCTAGAGGTGATGGGTGCCGAGGGCATCCAGGTTATAACTTTGACAAAAGCAGGCCTGGATGTATTTCAAGAGTTTGTCAGCCCTAATGCAAAGAGTTGGTGGGATTCAAATGTAAAATATGTTGATAGCTCGAAGTATATGGCACCAGGCACTGAAAGAATCATGAGAATTGCGATCAATTCTCTATTGGTTCATCTTTACGAACCGGAATTAGTCACGACTGACCCGAAGCCAGTTACAAAGGGAGTCGGATTCTCGGGCAGAAGCAAAGCCCCACTACCTCCCACGTGGATTGGCAGGACGTTTCGCAATTCAGGTGAGCGCCACCATCCTAAAGCAGAAGGCCCGACGAGAAGCGGTGTCAGGTCGCATTGGCGCCGAGGCCATTGGCATAGCGTTTGCGTTGGGCCTAAAAGAAGTGAGCGCAGAGTTCAGTGGTTTAAGCCTGTTTACGTCAATCCTGGTTGACCTCTGCTTTGGGCGGACTACGATGACACTGAGGCCGAGTGGGGACGTTGTGACTGATTACGACCAGCAGACAGTCAAATTCATTGAAAGCGAGCTTCGCGTCTGCAAGCGAAGGATTGGCCTTGCTGGTTGGCTTTTAATTGCAGCGTGCATTTCAATTCCTGTTTCAATTTTTACTGGAAATAAGATACTGGGCTTTTGCGCAGTCTCGTGGCTTGCCAGTAGCCTTGTTACAGCCAGCGCCTACATTTCAACCTCAATGGAGGAAGAGTGGAAGCTTAAGCTTGATCTAGCGAAAGGCCGTGGTGCATCAGCAGCTAAGGCAGTAAGTTCTGAAATTGCGATCAGGCATGACTTTGGTCCCATCGGCTTGAACTAGGCCATGGACTCGATAAAAATTACAGCCTCTCAGCAATTTGAGATTGAAAGATTTTCTCGGGTAATTGATGCAACCGAAGATGTTCCTGCGCTAAGGAGTATTGCAAAAAGCCTGCTGTCTGCTTGGATGATTCAGAGATCTGCTACCATTTGGGCGTTCGGCCAGTCTCTGCCAGGGCACCCAGGGGATCATGAGTGAATACTGGCTAACAATTCAAGTCGATCCTCAAAGGACTAGAGACATTCGCGTAAGCGGAGAGGATTATGCTGAGGTGGCCAAAAAGTACAAACAAAAAAATGGCTTCAAGGTTATTGCTGTTCGACCCTGTGACAGACCAGAAGAAAGTAATGACTGAAAAAACTTTTGCTCTCTCGCTTCACGAATTCCTGGCAGCCTTTAACTATCGAGGGCTTAGGACGCCGACTTTTATCTATCTATCAAGCAAATACGAGGCAATCAATCTTATTCTTGAGCTTAAAAAAGAAGAAGAGCCGTTGCAGAATTTTAAGCCTGACTATGACACTGTAATTCAGTCAATTGAGGCTGGCATATCGCATGGCTTCATGCTGGCGGGCGTCGAGTTTCGCTGGCCATTCGATCCGCCAGTGGCACCTGTGGCGGCCCTGAAGGCCGTGGCGTAGCGCAGATGCCAGCACGGTCCAGATCAAGCGCCTACGCCGACAGAGCGGCGACCAGAGGGCTAGGCCTGCTGGCGGATGCGTCCATCCTGCAAAAGCTCAAGCGTCGAGCGAACTCAAGCTTTGACGTGCAAACAGCTGAAGCAAGAATGATCGAGGACCTGCTTCCCTATCAAAGAGCCTTTGCCACTGACTTTGATCATAAGTACGTGGGCTTTTGTGGTGGCTATGGTAGCGGCAAAACTTATACGCTAGCCGTCAAGCAATTATTATTGTGTTTTCGCTCCCAGGGATTTACACATCTTTTCCTTGAGCCTACTATCCCGCTGATTGACGACGTTGCACTCCCAACGTGGAATATGCTTCTAGAGAAGTATAGCATTCCTCATACATTTAAGGTTTCACCCAGGCCAGTCTTCAAGCTTCTTTTGCCTGGGGGTGAAACACCGATTCTCCTCCGTTCGATGGAGAACTATGAGCGCTTGATCGGCGTCAACGCTGCAAGTATCGCCTCTGACGAAACTGACACTACTCGTCAGGAGATTGCAGAAAAGGCAATGATTAGGCTGCAGGGCCGTGTTCGTGTCGGCAACTGTCCCCAGATTGCCGCAGCCTCCACGCCGGAAGGCTATGGCTTCATGTACACCTTCTTTGAAGAGCAGAAGGCTGACAATAAAAAGCTTTATCGAGGAAAATCAGAAGATAATCCACACCTTGACAAAGGGTTTGTTGAAGACCTTAAAACTAAGTACCATCCACAACTTGTCAAGGCTTACCTTAACGGCGAGTTCGTCAACCTTGAATCAGCCACCGTCTTTTACGAGTTCAAGCGAGACAAGCACACAACGGGTGTATTTCTACCGGAGCCAGCCGAAAGGATTGTGTTTGGCGCTGACTTTAACGTTGGCCAGTGTCATGCTGTTTACGGAGTTGTCAGGAATGGCCAAAAAGGCCAAGAGTTGCATTGTTTTGCTGAATCAAAGGTTGCGGATACCTTTGCGTTGGTGGCGCATCTCCAGCAGAAGTACCCGCGTCATCTTGCGGCTGGGCTGATTACTTGCTACCCAGACGCGAGTGGCGCTCATGATTCGACATCATCTACTCAGAGCGATCACGAGATTCTGCGTGGCGCTGGCGTGAGAGTAGTTGCCGAAAGGAAGAATCCCTACGTTGCAGAAACATTGGCACATGCGAATGTTCACATGCACCGCGATCTGGTCAAAATCAACGCAACCAATTGCCACGACACCATTAACGCTGTCGAGCGCTGGTCTTATGATTCTAAAACGCTGAAGCCATCAAAGGGTGGTGCCACGGATTACTCACACTGCGGTGATGCGCTTAGGTATTTAATTTGGCAAGTATTTCCTCGTGCTGGTGGAAGGGCTGGGCATGGTGGCCGCTGGAGGTGATAAAATTTCAACGCACCAGCGATCGCCTTCGGCGGGCACGACAAAAGATCGCTGAAACATTGTTTGAAGGCTTTGGAGAAATCCAAGGCCTTTGTGCTATGGCTAAGCTGTATTCATCCGGTGGCGTGATCCCGTGCCCTCAATCGACGTTCCTAACTCCATCATCCTGAGCGCCGATGATGTGCCCATTCCTTTTGATAGGAGGCAGCCGGAAACCGAGAAGGTTTATGCCGAAGTCACGGATGTAGACGCATATTCCATTGACCAGGCCGAGCAAGTCTCAAGGATTCTGCCGATCAGATTTTGCACGCTTCCTGAATTCTATCTTGATGAAGCGATAGACGGGTATATCCCACAAGACTATCAAGAAAATCCAGATAGCTATAATGTTAGGAAGACGCGGGCAATGACGTGCTTCGAGCCGTTCTACTCGCACTATGTAGACATCATTGTTGGTACGGCCCTTAGAAAGGGCGTCATCTTGCCGCAAGAGCTTCCCGAGGAGTGGGAGAAATTTTTTGATAATGTCAACCTTGAAGGCAAGTCGATCACATCTTTTGCCAAGACCCTGTTTACCGAGGCTTTGAACGGCGGTATCGCTGGTCTGATGGCGGACTACCCCAGGGTGGACACCGCTGACAAGGCGATGCAGCGTCGCATGGGGTTGCGTCCATATTTCACGATTATTAAAGTTGACGATATTCTTGATTGCAGGCACGAAAATGGCGTTGTCACAATCAATGGGGTGACCTCGTATGAAACAAAAGTTACTTATCTGAGGATCAAGTCAGAAATCCGCAGGGCAAGTGCCATCAATGAGCACTATGAGGAAGTCGTGCCCACAGTGGTTGTGTATGACATTCCCGAAGAGGGCTCGAATGTCCGCGTGCGAGTTTACGAGAAGAATGTCACCGGGCATCCTCATGAATACTTCCTGCCAGAGAATAACGAAACCTTCCTGTCTATTGATTATATCCCATTTGTTCCTTGCTATGGCGGCAAGGAGGAAGCTTTCTGTCGGGCCAGGCCGTTATTGTTTGACATTGCACGTTTGAATCTGCATCACTGGGCCACGTCCTC